GCATTTCCCAAGTCCTCTATTGTCTTTATGATTTGGTTTAGGGTCATCCTTTTTTATTTTTTCAAGATAGACTTTTAGTTTCTCTTGGTTCTTTTTTGAATATGTCTTATTCGCCACAACAACGATTTACGTTTCCTTGATACATTTCTTCAAAGGTTTTACCCCTGCAACAATCATAATCCCCCAACCATATTGTAGTGGTATATGCATCATTGTCCGGTACAATGGTATCAACTCCAGTACCAGGATTGATGTATTCGGGAAACTTAGCACTTGCTTGGGATTCTTGTTTGAGGTATTTAATTAACCTTTGCTTGTAAAACTCTGCCCTTGCTCCGTACCTATTCGCTACATCTGCTAAATCCGATGCACTCGGTTCGGTTTGGTTATCACCGGTTTTCCTAATTACTCCCTTGTTATAGAATTGGTATGACAATGCCATTGGCAGTTCACTCATAACATAGTAAACAAGGCAAGGTGTTATGTAGGTGTTAAGCAAGGTTTCCTCATCACAGTTCAAATCTCCGCACTCAATCCCATTTTGCAACTTTTCGTAAAGTGCTGTTCCAAGTGCAGGGAGGATGTATGCATCCTGTGCATAAAGGATATCAGGAAACACCAGTTTAGGGTCTACGTTAACATGCAAACCAGTTCTGTCCTTTATCGTATCTACTGAAATAAACAATATATTTCTGCTCATTATTTTTTCTTTTTAACTACTACATTCCTTCTCCATTCGTGTCTGCAACTTGGTGAATCACCCCACCAACCACCGCCTCTATCAAAAACCGAGTAACCAAGTCTTGCACTAAGTAACTCTATTCCGCTTCTGCTCCAAAGTCTGTCCTCTGATATTAACTTTCTGCAAAATGTCCTTGAAGGATGTGCAGGAGTATCTCTTTGATAACTTGGTACAATCGGTTTCCACTCGTAAGAATACTTAACCTCAAAGGTTGTTACATCCATATCATCAACCAACTTGCTTAATGGTTTGGTTAACTTCCTTTCTTCTATCTTAGGGTCATAACTTACCGCACCCGATTCAACTAAATAAGACAATCTACCCTGTACAACCTCTCTTGTTCTCCTTACCGCACTTGCAATGTCATCAATGCTTATCTTCCTATCCTTATCAATCAATGCAAGGATTTGCTTATCAAGTGTCTTGTCTATCAAATCACCCTCCGCAAACGCATCACGACTACTAAAAACCGCCTTTGATTGTATGATGTTATAATCTGCCTTTGGTTCTCCAACCTCTCTGAATAAGCCTATAACAGTATCCTCATCAAGTGCAGAAAAATTGAAGTCTTCTGTGATTGGGTCATCATCTATTCCGAGCATTGCATTTACCTCATTGTCAGTCATTCCAAGACCCGACTTGAGCATTGTACTTGCAATCTCTTTGGATATCTTACCTTGAGAAAACTGCCTTATAACTCGCATCAAGTGTTGGTATTGTCTACCACTAAGGTTCTTCAAATTATCATTAACCTCAACTTGTTCTTGATTGATACTTGGTTGAGTTGCAGCAGTCGGTTGATATTTAGAAACATCAATTCCTGCCTTCTCCAATAACCATTCTTTAGGAGCAATCTGTAAAAGTGCTTGTTCACTTAACTCAAATCCGATAGGTTCAACAGGTACAATCGTTATCTCAGAAGTTGCACCCTTTAAGGTAGCGAGTTGATTAAATAATGATTCAAGGAACTGCTGCTTATCGTTTACATAGGTGTTCTTAAATATCTCATAAGAATCTCTTATCTGTGTTCTGCTTCCAAGTTGACCTGGTTCGGCAATACCGAAAAGACTTGGTGATGTGATTTGATGACCTGCGAAAAGGTTATTCTGAATAATTAAGTCAACCCTCGTGAAGTCCTCTTTAGTGATATCACTTGCACCGAGGTCCTCAATAATTGGTTTCCTTGCAGGGTCAGTAGTAAAAGATAAGATAAATTTCTTACCATCACTACCGCTAAACCTATCCGTAAATCTTCTTTCAATGTTACGCTTCTCATCGGGAGAAGGTTCACCATTAGGAAGGGTAATAAGTTTAGATGCAGAGAATCCCGTTTGGGCATTGCCAAGAACGTGTCTGCTGACTTCTATATCAGATTCAATATAGTTCAATGCACCCATATAACCAGGTAGAGCATAGGTATCTAAACCTGGTCTATATTCTTTAATGTAAAGTATCTGCTTCCCTTGTCTGACCTTCGTGTTGAATGCCATCATAGGGATTAACTCATCCTTTCTTTCGTTCCAATCTTTTTTGTACCAAAACTGTGTATTGTCCGTGTTGGACCTTATTTTGGTATAGTCAATGTGTAAGACATCGGTTAACTGCCCACCCGTTACGGACCAAATCACCTCAAGGTAAGCACCTCCAAAGATTTCTATGTCAATAGATACCTTCCTTGTTAAATCGTTCAACGATTCAAACTGGTTAGGTTGAGCAATGAATTGGTCCGCAATAGGGTCTACCTCATCACTCTTCCATCCGTTTCCGATAATGTAGTTAACCTTACCTTTTACGATTGCGTTATGCTTTGCACTTTTGTTGTACAATGCCAAAAGGTAATTAGGATAATCGTTCTTTTCACCGAACTCAATGTATCCCTTGCCCCTCTTCTCCCGATATTCGGGTTGCCTTGCCTCTTGGAAATTAAGTATTACTAAATCATTCATCTTGTTATATATGTATTGTCAACCTCGTGCTGCGTATATTCAAATGTGGTTGATGGTGACAGTTTCATAATGCCTTCTTCAAGCAATCCAGTCGCTTTGGTATAGTCTACATTGTAGGCACTTGTTTGCTCATAGACATAATACAACCACTCTCCGATATTACCCAATCCAAAGTATTTAGGTACTTTAATGCTAAATTTATTGTACCTGTCCTTGAAAGGTGATACATCAAGAGAAAACAAAAGCACAAAAGCAACCTCATCCCGTGTGGTCCTATTAACAAAACGGAACAAGTAATTCGGAGTAGTAAGCGTTTGCTTCTCCGTTAATGTTAGGTAAATGAACTCAGTTGAACCTTGTGTCAGTTGTATCATTGTATCTAAATAGGCAATGCCTTGACTTTTACCCAAAAAGAAAGGCATCCGATATGGATGCCCTACTCAATTCTAAACCTTCCTATTTACGCAGTAAGACCTGCAATTATTGAACTTGAAACTTCAGGAGCAAGTGCAGGTTCATTGCCTGTAAAGGTCAATGTGTAACCATTCCTATCTCCGAAAGCAGTACCAGTCGCACCATTACCACCAGTCAAATCAGCACCATTTACCTTTCCAAGCAACCAATATTTGTCATTACCATCCTGAACTACTGCAAGGAGATTATTCTTAGCAAGAAGGAGAATCTCGTTTCTTGTAGATGCTTGAAGTTTATTGAGAATGATTGACAATTCTTGTGCATAGAAAACAGTACCATTCTCAACAGAGGCAGTAATGTTTTCGGTAAGTGAAGAGGTTTGCTTTACAAGTTGATACTTGTAAAATACTTTACCTCCTGCCTTTGTGATAGTAGTAACAACGCCTGATGCTTCAGTTATTGCAGTAACATCAGCGAATGGAATGAACCAAACCGCTTTGATGCCACCTATGGATTCTTTGCAATCCAATACATATCCTTGAGTTAATGCACACGCCATTTTACTATAATTTTATAATGTAGGCAAGGGATGGAAACCACCCCTCACCTACAATGTTATTTAAACGAAGAATTTAACAATCTCATCTGGGAATGCATAGTTAACTCCCATCTTGAATTCTGCTACATAGCGAACTTGGTCTGCTTCCTTTGCGTAGAAGATTTCAAATCTTTCTTCTTCATTCAAAAGGTCAGTACCCAAGAAAAGGTTAGATACCCTCATTGCTACAATCTTACCGCTTCCGTTCAGACCTTGTACTGCCATAACTTTTACGTTAGTACCTGGGAGGAAGAACTGACCATTGGCAGCCTCATCATACTTGTAATGGAACAAGTTAGAAGACTTCAATTTTACAGTGTAAGTACGGAAAACATCCATACCACAGAAGATAGTGATATCATCCTTGTCAACTACTTGGGCAGGGATTGCTTTGTAGATGTCATCAAAGATGCTGATTACGTTTGCATCAGTGATTGCAGTTTCTACAACTCCGTGAAGAGCAACGCTATTAGCATTTACAACTGCTGCACCATCGGCAGTAATCAAGGTAGTGATACCGCTAAACTTATTCAAGTTTACATCAACGCTACCAGTTGCACCAACCCACAAAGTTTTCTCAAGTTGTTGAGCAATTTTTTCTGCTTTACGCTTAGAATACTCTTCAGAGTAAATCATTGAATCGTAAGAAGAACCAGCAGGGAGTGCTTTCTGCAAGTACTTTGATTCAAGGTCTTTCAAGCAAAGTGCTTCGTTAACCTTAATTTTTCCAACTGTTACAGTCCTTTGTGTGAAAGAAGTCAGACCTGATGCGTTGAATCCGCAAGATGAACCATCTTGGAAGATTGCATCTGTGTCCATAATGTTGATGGTTTCGGCAGACTTAACACCTACCATCACGTTTCCAGCATCCTTAATCAAAGATGCAGTTTTGCTGCCAAGTACAGAAGATGCAACAAGTAGTGCTTCGTTCTCTTTTGTAT